GTTTTCTTCTCTACCTGCTATGTCAATTAAAAATGATCTGTTTTTTTGGTTGTGATAAAAAAAGTTTAAACGTGCCATTTGATTTTCATTAAATGCGTTTCTGCTCATGTGAATATGGTATCCGCAATTATTACCATGATAGCCCCTACATTTACTGTTTAAATCCATTTTAAAAAAATCATCCCAAAATGAATTTTTATGATAATTAAAATCCGCGTTTGTGGATACTAATTCGAAACCTTGTTCCGCGTCTAGTGATCCGTCGCGCTTACATACAATTAAAGTTTCATCTTTATTAATTGCATTTTCAATATTCGCGACTACATCATAACGGTCATAATCATCTCTAACTTCTAACTCTAATTCTATACCATAGCGTAAATCAGAATTACCTAAATTTAAAAGCGGTATCCTATAATCATATCTATATAAATTTCCGCTTTCTTCTTCTTCATCATCATAAGAGCAACCGCAAGGATTATCATTTGGTTGAAAATCATCACAATGATTACAGTAATAAAAGTGATCGTCTCTACATGATCTGCAATAATGTTCACCTTCTATATAATCTATATTATCAATATGGTTAATTTCATCACATGAACTACAAGAACTATAATTGTCATTGTAGGCGTCTTCACAAATTGTATTACCGCTATCATCCCAGTAAAGACCGCCCCATTTATCAAAACCTACATCATTATAATAATGACACCAAAAAATTGAAAATCCTTCATTCTCAAGTCTATTGGATAGGATTTTAATTAGTGCTTTTTCCTTATTATGGATTTTTGTTTCGCTATAATAAAAAGCTTCTAACTGCTGAGATTTTCTTAAAAAATCAGCTTTTCGATTTGAAAAGAATAAATTGAAATATTTTTCCTTTTCATCTTTATTAATATTATCCTTAGATAAAATATTAATAAGTTGTTTTATATTTATATTCATTAGTTTATTTTCCTTTTCTGAATATTCTTATTTCTTAATTAGAATATATAGAAAAACCCATATAAATAAATAAACATTTATAAAAAATTATAACTTTATCTATATTAATAAAATCTATTGAATTAATTAGCTTTCTTTAATATTTGCGCCTTTTCTTAACTTGCCAAAGGCACTCGATCAAAGAGTAAATAATATTTCATATTAATCACTTCTTTTTTCTTGTTTTAAGAGCCATACAAGGCGTTTTAAAATGTTTCGTGTGTGATTAATCATCTATATAAAAACCCATAACTAAGGGCGGTTGTTCGTGATCCGTCGTTATTGGTGCGCGGATCATCAATCACGATCAAAGGATCAAGGCGCAAAGGATATCTTTCGGAACATAAAACAAATGTAATAAATAATTACTATTCGCGGTTAGTCTGCCGTGAGCCGTGAGCCATGATCCTTGAAACTGTAATAAATAATTACTTGTGCGCGAAAAATCGCAAGAGATACTAAAGGTTTATGAAATAATCATTTAGTATTGTTAGATAACCCTTACCCCCTAAAATTGACAATGTATATGTTGATGTATATATATAAATATATAGACAAATAATGAACGATTTTCTTTCAGATTTAGGTTCAATGTCCCAGGAAGAGCAACGCTTGTTCCTGAAAAAGCTTGAACTTAAGAAATATCAATTAGAGTCTGCCAAAAAAGCAAGGGACTCCTTTGGCGATTTTGTAAAATCCATATGGCCCGACTTCATTGAGGGGGGACACCATAAAATCATTTCTAAAAAATTAGAAGCTATCAGGGATAAAAAAATTTCAAGATTGATAGTGAATATGCCACCCCGACATACTAAGTCAGAATTTGCCAGTTATCTCTTTCCCGCTTGGATGATGGGGCATAACCCTAAATTGAAAATTATCCAAACCACCCATACAGCCGAGTTAGCATATCGTTTTGGTCGTAAGGTCAGGAACCTGATGAACGAGTCCGATTATCGTTCCATCTTCCCAGATAGTGAACTACGCGCCGACTCTCAGGCCGCTGGTCGGTGGGAGACGAACCATGGAGGCGAATACTTTGCAGCAGGTGTGGGAGGAAGTATTACAGGACGTGGTGCGGATTTATTGATCATTGATGATCCACATAGTGAACAAGACGCTTTATCTAAAACCGCCATGGAGAATGCATGGGAATGGTATACATCAGGACCTCGTCAGCGTTTACAACCAGGCGGATCTATTGTTGTGGTCATGACCCGTTGGTCCGAGGACGATCTAACAGAAAGATTGATCGAAGCACAGTCAAAAGATGACAACGCAGACAAGTGGCATATCGTTGACTTCCCAGCGATCATGGACGACGGACAACCGCAATGGCCAGAGTTCTGGAAGATTGATCAATTAAAATCAGTCAAGGCTTCTCTACCTGTTGCTAAGTGGAATGCACAGTGGCAACAACAACCAACAAGTGAAGAAACGTCTATTATCAAACGAGAGTGGTGGCAGTGTTGGGATAAACCGCAACCACCGCTGCAGTATATCATTCAAAGTTATGATACAGCGTTTTCCAGTAAGACAACGGCAGACTTTTCAGCGATCACCACGTGGGGAGTTTTCTATAATGAGATTACAGGAAAGCAAAATATTATTTTGATGGAAGCGGATAAAGGCAGATGGGACTTTCCTGAATTAAAAAGGATTGCTTTAGAAAAGAATGATTATTGGCAACCTGAACAGATCATCATTGAGGCGAAAGCAACAGGTCTCCCCCTAACACACGAATTACAAGCAATGGGAATCCCCGTGATAAACTTTACACCCAGTCGAGGTAATGACAAATTAGTCAGAGTGAACAGTGTAGCGCCCCTATTTGAGAGTGGAATGATTTGGTATCCGCCGTATAAATGGGCAGAAGAAGTTATTGAAGAATGCGCAGCTTTCCCTTATGGTAGGAACGATGACTTAGTGGATTCAACCACTCAGGCATTAATGCGCTACAGACAGTTTGGTGCATTACAGCATGAATACGACGAGGAGATCGAAAATCGTCCAAAACGTAGAATTGCTTTTTATGGATCTTAGGGTATAAATATTGAATGGCCGAAATAGATAAAACGTTAAACGGAGCACCGCAAGGTGTTGAAGAAGAAATTTCACTAAACGAAGCAACGACTCCTATGGAAGTAGAAGTCGAGGGCGATGATCAAGAGATACTAAGCCTTGGTCCATCGGCCATGGACGACGGTCAAGGATTCGCCGACAACTTAGCAGAACAAATTCCCGAAGAATCCTTAGCAGAGATTTCCAATGAACTGCGATCACAGTTCTCGGTCGATCAGACCAGTAGAAAAGATTGGCAACAATCCTACATCAAAGGATTAGACCTATTAGGTTTTAAATATCAAGAAGTCAGCGAACCTTTCCGAGGCGCTGCATCAGTTTCTCATCCACTACTCGCCGAGGCCGTCACGCAGTTTCAAGCAGGAGCGTACAAAGAGCTATTGCCTGCGGGCGGTCCCGTTAAAACATCCATCATTGGAGAAGTGAACGATGAAGTGGAACAACAAGCAGAGCGTGTTAAAGAATTTATGAACTATCAGCTAGTGTACAAAATGAAAGAGTACGACGCTGAGACAGATCAAATGTTATTTCACTTACCGCTAGCAGGAAGTGCATTTAAAAAGATTTATTATGATGGCAACATGGGAAGACCGTGTGCAAAGTTTATACCGAGTGAAGATTTAGTCGTGAACTATGGAGCATCCGAATTAGAAGATGCCGAACGCATCACTCATGTGATAAAAATTTCTCCGAACGATTTGAAACGACAAATGCTTTCTGGTTTTTACAGAGATATTGAGATTGATGAGAACGACGAATTGTATTCTTCGTATTCTGATATTCAAGAAAAGTATGACGAGTTAGAAGGCGTACAAAAGTCTGAATATGCTGGTCAATATGAGTTGCTAGAAATGCACGTCGATTTGAATTTAGAAGGGTATGAGAATACTGGAGAAGATGGTGAGCCCACAGGACTAAAACTACCTTACGTTGTGACTTTAGAACAAGGCACAGGAAAAATTTTATCAATCTACCGAAACTACTTACAAGATGACCCGATGTTTATGAGACAAAAATATTTTGTCCACTACAAGTTTTTACCTGGTCTCGGATTTTATGGTTTTGGTTTAGTGCATATGCTAGGCGGTTTAACAAGAACAGCCACGGCAGCACTACGAGCACTGCTCGATGCAGGTACATTATCCAACTTACCTGCCGGTTTCAAATCACGAGGTCTTCGTGTCAGAGATGACGAAGAACCTTTAACGCCGGGCGAATTCAGAGACGTTGATGCACCGGGCGGAGATTTACGTAATGCATTAATGCCCCTTCCCTACAAAGGACCTGATGGAACTTTATTTCAATTACTTGGTTATGTGGTTGATGCAGGAAGACGATTTGCAGCGATCGCTGATATGAAAGTAGGCGATGGTTCACAGGCTAATCCTGTTGGAACAACCATGGCATTATTAGAACAAGGTTCCAAAGTCATGA